CTCTTGATTGCCACCTTGCATTGTACTCAATGTCGGATTACACCCCACCACATCATAAATTCTGTTGGTACTCTCAAATTTTGCTTCAAGAGAGCCTAAAACATTTACATCTGCCATAACTACTCCTAAATCATGCTGTTCAGCTTTTACGCACCTTGCAATCGGATACACACCTCGCTGAAAATCTGCTGTTACTCCGGTGTATATACTGCCTATTACTTTCATCCCATCACTCCAATATCATTCTTGGCTCTTTATATTCCCTTGCGGTTATAGACGGTGCTGTGTCTCTGTATGTTCTTATTGCACCATCCTCTAATCCACTCATGCTTGTATCAATACAGATTTTCTGCAACCATATTTCCGATTTGCTGTTGGTTTGAGATTCCGCAGTCATATCTTGCAGTGATGCAGTTTGCAATGTCTCTCTGCTGTGGATTGCAGATTGTTCCGTCAATGCAAGTCTGCTCTGCTCTGCTCTGCTCTGCTCTGCTCTGCTCTGCTCTCAGGATTGTGCTGTGGCAGCGTTCCATTGTCAATAAGCTGTTTTATCAGCTTTTCAGCCTTTTCATTGTTGATGTAATACTTCTCGTCCACATCATCTTCAAGGTAATCTTTCAACTTCTTTTTCAACGGTATCGGCTGTGGGAAATGGTAGTTATATTCTCCCAAAAATGAAAACATGAAGCATCTTTCACGGTTCTGTGCCACTCCGTAGTTCTTTGCGTTTAAGTCCTGCCAGTAACTTACATATCCAAGACTTGTCAGAAAATCAATCCAGTTTTGAAAATCTACCATGTTTGCATCGGCATGAACTTGTGGCACGTTTTCCATGAACAAAATCTGCGGTAACTCACCGCCACCATCTATTATCTCTTTCAGAATACGCTCCACTTCCCACAAAAGACCGGACCTTGTGCCACTACCTTTTTTCATGCCTGCTTGTTTCCCGGCAACCGATAAATCGGTGCATGGAAACGAGTAAGTAAGTAAGTAAGTGAAGGCTTCAGTATCGCAGATATTCAAATCATCCGCATGAACCTTTGTTATGTCCATTGTAGGAAAATCTGTGCCATGCACCGCATTGTAGCTTGTTACAGCATACTTATCAAACTCAACAACTCTGTAATGCTCAAATTTTGCGCCGATTCTTTCCAGTGCCATTGCCTGCGAACCATATCCGGCAAACAGTTCTATCAGCCTTATAGGCTTTGTAATTCGTATCGGTTCACGTATAATGTCAAAAATGCTCATCTGAATCATGGCATCACCTCCGGCATAATATCAGATAATCGCATTTGCGCCATTTCTGCATCTAATCTCTTTTTGGACAAATCATAATAATGTTTATCCAGTTCAAAGCCAACATATGGATGGTTGGTTCTGTAGCAGGCTATCAAGCTGCTGGCACTGCCTACATGAGTGTCCAAGATAATGTCTCCGGGCTTTGCATAGCGGTTCAGAAGCCATTCATATAGTGCCACAGGTTTTTGTGTGGGATGAATACGGTTTTCTTTGTGTTTCATATTTTGCTGAAGCATTCCGTTCCACCTATATTTAATCCTCCTTACTGCAGTACTGAACGAAGTCCATGCAAGTTCACAATCAGCAAAATCATTATTTCCATTATCTTTATCCCAAACAATCCAACAACTACTATCAAACGGCATTTTGCTTATAAAATGATTTGCCCCAAAAATAATCTGATTTTTTGACACTCTAAACAGTTCATCGAAATATTTTTCGTTTGGTGGATTTATATCCATTCCGCTAAAACTCTTGTAATCCTTTGCTTTTGCCAGTTTACCTCTTGTATGGTTTTTATCCCCATTTTCTCCAATCCCATACGGTGGATCCACAATCGCAAGGTCAAAGTAAGCATCCGGGAACTCTTTCATCCCATCCATGCAATCCATGTTGTAATATCCAAAATCCATTACGGCATCACCCCCGGAATATCCTCAAAACTAATCTGATTATCTCTTTCAAAGACAATCATCTCATTTTTGGCTCTCTGATAAAAGTTGCGGTCAATCTCAAATCCGAATGCACTTCTTCCGATCTCTGCTGCTGCTCTTAAGGTACTACCGCTGCCACAGCAAGGATCAATCACTACATCACCGGGATCCGTAAAAATTTCTATCAGTTTTTTTAGCACTGCTACCGGCTTCTGTGCCGGATGGATCTTCGGTACATCTTTTCCGTCTTTCTCCCAGCTGAACCAGTTAAAAATCATTTTCCCAGTGCCACGGATCGTCTTTCCGTCCTCGTCAACCTTTGCACCGTTCCGGAACTTCGGCAGCTTGTCACGGTAGAACACAAGAGCATATTCAGTAGCACCAACCACACGCATATTTGCCTTAAGCACCTGCGGACTGTAATTTTTAACAAATACCAACGGTATGTAATGGACGAATCCATGTTTATAGGCGGCATCAATCAGCGTAGGCATCTGTTCAAAAGAGCAGAACACGATCATGCAAGGACTGTTGCTACTTCTTCCCCTGGTAACGCTATTCTTGTCTTCTTTTTTCAGCATCTTTGAGCAGAAATGGAAATACTCATACAGATTGAAGTTGAAATCAGAATTGAATGCCGCCTTGCCTGCCAGCTTGCTTTCACCGTTCTTATTATCCCCGCCGTTGTACCACATAGGGTTACTTCCGTAGAAGTTCTTGCCTACATTATACGGGACATCTGCAATGATAAGCTGTGCCGGAGGTATGGCATATTTCTTATAGTTCTGCATTGAATCTCTGTAAATCTCACATTTTAATTTTTTCATTTTTCAAGGAGACCGCATATGCTTCACTCTGCGCAGAGTCTCGGCTCCTTTCTTGGTTTTATCTAACTATCGTTTCTGCTTGTTCCTTGTACATCTTCCCCGCCATCTGCACCAGGTAGTGCTGTAAGGCTTCTGCAACGCTGATTCTGTGCTTGGTGCAATATCTGTCAACGTACCTCTTAAAGTCCGCATTATCGGCATACAGGGCGGTGTAATCAATGTTCTGCATCCGGTGCCTCCGCTACTCTTACTCTGATGGTTTTACCGTCAACATTGTACTGGATCTCTCCGGTATACTCCGCACCAATAAAACCTACTCCCTGTTTTTCTAAATCCTGCAAAGATTTTCGTACCTGATTCATTATTAAAGTTTCAATGTGTGTCATCTGCTCCACCTGCCTTTACAATCTCCAACAAATCATCTACCAAATCCTTGACTTCATACATCATCATAGTGTCGTAGGATTTTGACTGCTGCTCTTTTGTCTTATTTCCATACTTCGTACAATCTTTCAGGAATGCTGTGCGTTCTTCCAACTGATGCAAAACTCTGTCCGGGTCGTAGGCGGTCGGCTGCTCATTCACTTCATCAATAATGCTATTAGTAACATCGTAGGCTGTCATATATCCGCAGATAGCTTCATTTGTCGCTCTTTCTTCTAGTACTTTAACCAATTCGCCTTCGTCAATCATTTTTCCCATCGTTCGCCCTCCTGTTCCATGCTTTAATAGCATAGTTATAATTCAGATAGCCAACCGTTCCGCAATTACATTTCGTACATTTTATCCCCCAATAGGTATCGCCCAATATTGTCGTTTTAACTGCTTGTTTTTTTGCTTCTCCGCCGCAAAACGGGCACGGCTTTAATTCTTCACTCATACTTCATCCCTCCAATCTAATTTCTGACCACAATTCTTGCAATAATCATATCTGTCATGTGTTTTCAGCCATTCATCAAGGATTTGTTCGTCTCTATGCTTTTCAAATACCGCTATTGCATCTGCCAGAAAGTCGGTCTGGGCAAACCATTTCAGATCGTCAATCACTTTCCACGGGTTATCGCCAGATACATTCATACAAACTTCATGTAACCTTTCCATTTGATCGCAGTCTTTATATTTTTCCTCTATTTCTGCGATAGGAGATTTTAATGCGTGATAATTGCGAATGTGAACATAATTGAAGTATGCCGAGGAATATTCCCCTACTTCATACTCTCCGGGTTCAAATGTGTGGTTTTGCATCACGATCTGCAAAGCAACTGGAAGTTCGATAATGAGCATTTCGGCTTTTTCAATATCCTCAGCAGCGTATTCTCCACTTTCTTCATCGCAGTGCCATCCCATGATTTCACACACATTTGTTGTGGGGCCGCTGTTCCCAAATGGTCTTTTAACATCTATTGCCGGTCTATACCTATCCTCAGAATCTATTAAAATAGAGATTCTAAAATTAAGGTCTGTCATAATCTTTATGTGCTCCGGTTTTAATTCAAAACTTGGCATATCAACCTACCTCCGTTTCATTCCTCTGACTGTCTACTTCTCTCTTGCTTCCAACAGGCTATTAAATGTAAATCCTTCACTTATACATTAATCCTCGAATTTCATGTATTCTTCCATGTTCTCCGGTGTGATGTTTCTCCCAATCATAGATTTGCAGATTTCTACTGATTTCCGGCATTCCTCCACCGTACCTATCTGCCGGTACTGCTGAACTTCTTCCAGTGCCTTGATTGCCATCTCGTAACCTTGGATTTCGTTTTTTCTCTCGTAATTCTGTATACACATTTTGGCTAAATCAATAGATGTCTCAAGTTCTTTGATTGCTTCATTCTCCGTCATGGCTGACCTCACTTTCTTTCTGCTTTCAACCACTGCTCCACCTCTGTCACAGAACACATTGCAACACCGCCCTCTATGGTCTTTGCGCTACCCTCATCATATGTTTCGATTGAACAAATGAAATCTAAAAGTTCCTCGTCCGTCATGCTCCTGATCCGGTCTGCGTTGGTCTTTTTATGTAAAAATGCTTCTAATACCGGCAGCCATTCATTTGCAAAGGAAAGATGCTCCTTGCTTTTTCCAGAATACACAATCAGAGGATTTGATATTCCCATCTTACTTGCTATCAATACTTCATATGGATTCTTTGACAGCGGGAGAATTTCCCAGCCGTCCTTTATCAGCCAATTTTTAAATGCTTCCAATTTAGAAATGTGTAATGTATTTCTGTTCGCCATTATTTTCCCTCGCTTTTCCGGTACGGTTCCGGCAGTGGCATCCAGGCTACAATATCAATACCCTCGTCAACCAAATCAATGCTATATTCTCCGTATTCTTCGAGATAATCAGTGCAAACACTTGACCACCAGTACCATTTCCCATTGCAATAAACAGCAGAATTTGCAAATGGAACATCCTTTATGTCTTTGTAATACGGGTCCGGGTTTCTATTTATCCATGTTACATTAACTGGAACACAGTCTTCCGGCAGTCTCTCGCTTACCGGAATCCACACTGGCTGATTCTGCAATGCGGTGATTGCCATTTGTAATGCATCCTCACAACAATGATCCACTCCTGTTTGTCCATACAATGGACATTCTTCGCAAACCTCTGAGTACCGTTCACTCTGAGCCTTTAAGCAGTAAATAACTTCTTCTCTCTTCATTCCGCACCTTCCATTTCTGCCAGCTTGCTTTCGGCTTCCTCATGAGTAAAGAATACCGATTTATTAATTTCGCAAATGCTGCAATGTTTAGCTACGCTTTCACGTATGTAGTACGCTTTATCACTACAATTCTCGCAAAATCCTCTAAAACACATTCCAGACCGATTACTTTTGTTTTTTCCACAACAATACTCAATAGAATACACTGGTGTATCTTCACTGATTGGCAACCGCAGTAGCAATCCCTGCTCCTCGGCATCCTCATAGGCTGCCAGCTTCTCTATTGCGCAATATCCTCCATCGCAATTTGTATATTTATCATTCGGCTTTTCTTCAAAGCACTGATAAAATGTTCTTAATCCATTTTCACCGTGATTCTCCTTTACCAAAATTCCATCAGCAGTTCTTTCTGTCAGTCTCTCCATCATTGATCCTTTCCCATTCCTTCATGACTTCTCTTTCTCTTTTCCATTTGTCGATCCTGTACTTGATGTTATCTTTCACAATGTTTACCAATATAATCATTCCAAAGATTATCCATACAAAAACCAACAATGCGATCAATACCACTCCAACCATATCTGATAAAGTCACGATAAACTTCATCTTGCATCCACTCCTTTCTCACACTCTTAAAAACTGCTTCGGTATCGGCACTCCGTTTCGGTCATAAAAAGTAAAATCTCTGTACTGGTAATGCCGGTTACTCCCCACCAACCGGAAAAATGTCGGTCGGCTTTCTGAGACTTCCAACAGTCCATCCACAATATTCGGGTAGCTGTCATTGTCATTCTTCACGGCATATATCTTCATGGTTCTCACTTCTTCCTGCATGTATCTTTGGTTTCTCCGACATTGCCGGATAGCTGCACTCATACGGCTTCGTGCGTCCGATTCTAATAGCATCAGCAACCGGATGTGTAGCCATGTAGAGTAAGTCACCGTTCTGAAAGTTTCCTGTTCCCTCTCTCATACAGCTACACTCCTTTTTCCGTATGTACTTGCGATTCTGTATACATTGCAAATTTCTCTGTAATATATTTCCTGTGCATGGATATGAGCATCCACACGGTCAAGTTCCGTCTCACACCACTTTGCAAATTCTTCTGTGGACAATGGTGTCTCTGAAACATCGAATTTCTCTCTGTTGTCAATCACAAAACGCACCATGTCAACTGGGATGTGGTTCAAATCCGCAAGAATCTGAATCTGTTTGTCCTTGTCCTCTGCTTTTTCATAGTTCGCCAACAGTTCATATCCTGTCATCTGCATTTATATCACCTCTTATCAAGTTTGATTTCTTTGTCGTAACAACTCTTTTTCGGATTTCCCTCTACTGGGGAAACCATCTTTTTAGGGTCTGTAGTGTATGATCCGTTTAGTTTCACACCTATTTTGCTTTTTTCGTCCATATAGCATGACGGCTTGTAACGATCCGGTGGAATGTAGTTGTGAATGCGCCAGTGTTTTACAAGCATAACACCACTATCGAAAGATAAAAGGAATCTATTGTCTATCAAGGATTTCAAATCATCTTCTGAAGCACCGCACATCCTTATGATTTTCCGTGGGTTGTTTACAAATCCGTCATCATCAGCGTTCATACAGATATGGAAATAAAGCATTTGAGCCGTAGCAGGAATATCCAAAAAAGCATCACTCTCAATTATTTTTGCGCTGAACATTCTTTTTTCTGCCATTTAGAACTCCTTACTCAAAAATAGGCTTCTCAATATAGATCCCGGTATTTTCCACCAGTTCTCTCCATAAATCCATGAAATCCTTTCCGTTGCACTTGTCTCCAGCTTTGTCCATGTGGTCAGAAAACTTATCCTTGAAATTCGTCAGCTTCTTCTTACCAAATCCATCTTCCATAAGGATCACCATTCCATATAGGATGTACCTTGTGGACAACTCATTGATAAGATTGTTGCATCTGACCTGTTCCTGGATGCATTTCTGCGCTACAACCGACTTGTAATGCGGATAATCAGCTTCGGTAAATTCCTTGTACTTAATCGTCCAGTCTGCAAAATCGTTAAGCCTGCTCTGTAACTCCGTATAAGGCTCATTCTCGTACTTTTCGTTGTACTCTGTGAATTTACCGCAGAAGTCGGAAAGTTTCGTCTGTGAGTACTTGTAGTCTTTCCACAAGGTATAGCAGAAGAGTGTAAGTATTCCGGTGAATGGACTTCTCTCCGCAGACTGCTTCAAAAGTTCTGTCTGCCGCATGATTTTTAAAATTTCCTGCGGATTGTCATATCGTTTTGGCATTTTATGTATCACCTCCAAGTTCTGTGATTTATCATTTTATCTTTATATAAAACGGAATAATAAAATGATATAAAATAGGATGATGTTTTTTACTTCCATAAAATCTGCAAAGGTATACATTTTTACTAATCTTTTTGTATATAAAATTGCATTTTTCCAATTCACTAAACTCTTGCCTTGATATTTTAAATTTGGTTTCTTTATAAATTGAAATAGGATAAATAAACACCACGAGAAAAATCATAGGAGCAAACAAAATCCATAATGCTTTGCTTTCCATAAAGCAATCTATAATTCCAACTGATTCTAAAATAAAGAAGCAAAAACTAATAAATATCCAAGCAAAAATTGCACCATATATGTATTCCATATTCATCTCCTATTTAACCAACTTCTATTGCTCCAATCTCAAATAAATGTGCTTCAATGTCTTCCACAAGGCAACTTCCGTCACACTCTGCATCATCATAATTAACTGTCTGTTCCAAGATATTAAGCACATATGGTGATTCATACTGCTTTTTCAACAATTCCATTGTTTTCAAAAGAAGCAATTCGCTTCTATTTTCTTGCTGAATAATATCCTTAAGAAGTTGGTTCATGTGCTTTATTAAAGCAATTGTTCCCAAAAGATTTTGCTGTCTCAGCATCGGAATCACATCGTCAACTCTTCTTTGGATGTCAAGGGAATCATAATCACTGCTGTTCATTGCTTTCACCGTCCTTTTCTCCATGCAAAAGTTCCATAAACCGAACAAATTGTCTTTTTGACACGGAATTGTTCTGCTTCTCAGGCTTCAAACTGATGACTAGATGCTTGTCGGCTATGTTCGACAGTTCCCTTGCAAGGTTGATTTTGCCTTGTGCCAGTCCATCACGGTAACCTTTTCCCGGTCGGTACTCTGCGATCTGCTTCTTGCCATCACCTTGACCACCGGCTGTTTTGTTGCGAAGCTGATAACCCTCGTCCGCATAACGCTTAATCCAGTACTGCTCCCACTTGTCCAGTTCTCCTACCGGATAATGTAAGAATCCGATTTTCCAACCGTATATATTTTCCACAGAATATAATCCGTGACTTTTAAGAGACAAATCAATGTGCTGGTATCCGTTAAGGTGTCCAGACAGTCTCTGCAAGATATGTACCGCCTGTCCCACATACGCAAATCGGAAACCATCCTCGTCTGTTCTTGTCAGAAAGTAAATTCCACTTCCATCATCCACGTGTGGATTGACCGCCAGTATTCTTTCACGGTTCTTCGCTTCAATAGCTTTCGCTTTCTGAATGTTCTTCCAGTTACTCAAAACGGGCACTCCTTTCCATTCCGTAAAATCCATTCCTTGCCTGCTGCCGCATAGTCCACATTCGCCAATGGAACAATCTTTTTTACCTCTGCGACACATTCTTTGGCATCAGAATTATCACGGCTTAAATGGCACAATATGACGTTCTGCAGGGCATCTGATTTGTTCGCAATGACAAATTCTTTTACCGTTTCCAGTTCCATATGACCACGGTACACATGGGATTTCTTAGCATCGTTGGAATCCTCTGTAATGTACTTCTTCTGATAGTTGCATGAAATAAGGATGTGGTTTACTTCATGAAACCGCCACTTAACAAATTCCGTGTCAGTTACATAAAGCAATTTTCCCATTTCCGGGTGAGTAATCAGGAATCCATAGCAAGGGCATTCTGAACCATCAGCGTTGGTATGTGTCCACTTACCATCCAGTGTCGTAAGATCAAATGCCATTATTTTTCCACCAGTAAACCCTATTTCCATAGGTTCTAAACTCTCATATGGCTTAAATACTGGTATTCCCATGTGTTCAAGGTCTGATACGGATAATGAGTGGTCTTTGTGCGTATGGGTGCATATCGCACCCACAACACACTTAACATTCCAGTTAAGACCACGTTTTATGTCCATGATAGAAAGTCCTGCATCCAGTAAAAGCGTTTCGCCGTTATCTGCCGTTAGAAGATAGCAGTTACCGGAAGAACCGGAGCCTAAACATTTCAGTTTCATGTTTCTACCTCAATTTCGTCATCGTTCGGAAACTGAAATATGCAGTTATTTACATATTCAACTTTTGATGGCTCATTGTTCATGGTTTGAACTATAATTCCACTATTTTTCAATTTTTCAAACTGTTTTACCACATCTTCTGTAATTTCAACATTTTGAAAAAGAATCGGCATACTAACGTATGCTTTTCTAAGCATTTCCATAGCTTTCTTTGCTTTTTCTGCGGCGGAATATGTAGCAACAACACCCTGCGCAATTTCTGATGGTCGGGCAATGGTATCTCTTATTGCAACAATGGAATTATCTTCTATAATTCCAAAGACAAAATTTTCATATGGAACATCAATCGCCCCATCCTGCGATATAACTCTCATGGCAACCTCCCTACTTAAAGCAATCCGGTGTCTCTGCGCTGGCAATGTCCGTCTCTGCCGTCTGCGGTACTTCCTTGAAAGAACCTTCCACAAATTCTATTGAATTAGCATTCTCCTTAATCTCTTCCTGTGCTTCCTGGTAAGTTTCATCCATCTGCAAAATAGACTGTGAAGCAATGGAATTAAAATCTTTAGGATACTTCTTGATGGCATTGTTACGCATTTTGCGAACGATCATGCTCTCCGGTGTATCAAGCCATGCTGCGGAGATATATGGTCTTGCTACCTCGCAATTCAGCATATCTTCAAGAGTTGCGCACTTGCGAAGTTCAGAAAAAATCTCTTCTTTCTTCGCTTCAATAGCTTTTTTCTCCGCATCCGTTGCATCATATCTGGTCTTCTTGCCACCTTTTACCAGTCCGAATGTCTCGTTCATCATATTATTTCTGATATGCGCAAAAAGATTAGTTTTTACTCCTTCTCTTTCTGCAATCAGATACTCTGTTTTCCCATTCTCCATTTCCACAGGGTAAACAACACGGATTACTTTCTGCGATTCTCCTTTTTCTTCCCATTCCGGAGGAGTCATTTCAATACCCTTATGTTTCGGATAAACGAAAATGTCTCCCTCTTTTACAAGCCACACAGGATTCACTTTCTTTACACCGACACCAAAATTGCGAAGAATTGCATCGTTTCCGTCACCTTCGATACCCATTTCCACTTCTTTGTACCAAGAGCCATCTGCCGCCTGTTTGCTCCTTAACTGGAAATAACATTCTCTTGGAACCGCATTCGCATTCAGCTTAAGGCTTGAAACCTGTCCAATAACCTGTCGCAGATTTGAACCGTTCAGATTGCTCATATTTGCCTTGCTAGATGTCACAAGGTTATATATGGCACTCATAGATGCCATTACGCATTGCTTTGAATAATCATCAAACTGCAACCCATGTTCAGAAAAATCACGCTCCATAAGTCCAGTGTACTGATTTGCAAAATATGAAAGTTGTGTGTTAAGTTCCTGCTTCTTTTCGTCTGCCATGTTTCTACCTACCTTTCTACTTTCTTAATTCCTTTAATGTCAATGATGAATACCTGGGTTGTCTTGGGATTCTGAATAAGTACAAGTTTTCTTGACATTTCATCATGCTTCGCAATGTTCAAAACCTTTGCAACCATTCCATCTTCAACAGAAGCTTCATAAACAAAATTTTGCCTATAATTTCCAAGTCCACTCCATGTATCGTATGTTGAATAGCAATGACCTCTATGTGTTACCTCTACCATGTCACCGACATGGATTTCATTTTCATTCTCTTCCTGCGCTTTCTCTTCCGGTTTGTAGTTTTCAAGGACAACGTACTCTCTGTGCCATGCCGATGTAACTGGTGTTCCATCTTTCTCGATTACAACTCCAGGTTTACTTGTAGAAATAACCTTAAATATATCTCCGTTTTTATAGGGAATAAGATAAGGATGCGCATCCACAATCTTGACGTACTCACCTACTTTAGCTTTTCTCTTCACCTCCCTGACACCGTTATCAATCTTCACATCTTCGCCCATCAGCCTATTAAAAGCCAACTTAGCACCAGTACGGAAATCAAATTCATCAGCCGGATTGCATTTTGCTTCTGCTTTCTCGCCAGTGGACTTGTCCAGCGCAACTACTTTGTTGTCATTGCGGTAGATGACAATAGTTGTGTCTACTTTTTCTAAAGCGGCAGAGAATATAGAACCTATTTGGAAATGTTTTAAACCAATGCTTTCCCCAACTACATCTTTGTAAAAAACAGTGCCACCACTGATTTCTGTGATTTCAATTACTGCATCATTGTCTGCAAAATATCCGCTTTTGTATCTGTCTCCAACCTTAAATTTATGTTTTTCCATATTATTCTTCCTCGCTTTCCGGCTCATTCATAAATCCACTTGCAACTCCCTGATGCACTGTCACATCAGCTTTGTAAATCTCCTTGATGCTTCTAGGCATCACATGGAATGTCACATCTGTATCAGCAATCTTTCCTTTGAATTTCAAGGCTCCACGGTCTGAAAGTCCCAGGTACACACCCACGCAACACTTGTCATCAAAATTGAATATCACGGTGTCACCGGCATTGATTGTTTCTCCTCTTGTTGTCAGAACAGAAATTACTGTCTCTTTCTTAATCTGCATTTTCCGCAGCTCCTTTCTTTATCTTATCTGCAAATAATTTTGTGGTAACTTTTGCTCCAAATTTGGCAAAAGTAATTATCATAAGTGGGTTTTCTTCAATTAAAGAATCAAACGGCTCTTCTTCCATTGTTTTTACTATTGCTCTGCACATTTCATCAGCAGAAATCTCAACTTTTTTATCCATATCATAATCATCATTAGGCATTAGGTACTTCCTCCACTTTCAAACTCGCATCATCACTTCTTCGGAACATAATCAACTGACTGTCAACATCAGGAATCTTCCAAGGGTCAAGGCTTTCGGTATCGTCAACCATGATAGGCAATTCCACACCACACCGCTTCTGAAACGCATTGCAAATGTCAATCTCCGTCAGAATCCTTGCTCCGTGGTTCATGTTCCGGCTGTAAGGCTCTCCACGGTATGTAAAGTCACAACATTCTTCCGTGTCACCATTCACAAGAGGTCTGAACATCCGCACAGTGCAGAAGCAAAGATACTTGTTCACATCAGCTTCCAACAGTTCGTTCTTCTTCCGGCTGAATTTCTTTAACAGGTCAAGCTGTGCCTGCACATCCGTAATCTTCTGTGCAATGTTCTTGCGCTCCTGTTCCAGTTCTGTGATACGCTTATCCACACTCTCGTTAATGCTTACACTCGCCAAAGACTTATCAACAACAGAAATATCATTGCGGATCTGCTCTTCATCACCTTTTAACTGGATTCTGAGAAGATTCATGTCAGTGAATTTGTGCATGGCAGCTTCTTTCTCTGCAATCTGTGACTGGACAGCTTTGTATTCTTCTGTGTTGGAAATATCCACGCTTGCCGGAATGGAATTTAAGGCATTATCAGCAATGGCAATCTCTTTCTCCAACCGCTCCAATTCATCCTCTGTCTTTTTCAGTTCCTCACGCTTATGTTCCAGTTCTGCCTGATCTGCTTTGATATGGTCAGCACAGGAAGAACCCTCTTTGGTAATCAGTTCCAATTCATGTGCCTTATGCGTATCAAACTCCGTTCTTAACTGCTCTTTCTTCTCTTCCGGATATTCCTGTCCACAGTAGGGGCAAATCAAAGAGTTTTCATCAAATTTAAGGCTTTTATTCAAATCCCAACTCTTCTTCAATTCCTGTCTCTTCTGCTCATACTGTGCAATGCGCTTTTCGAGTGCAGTGATCTCTTCACGAATGGTATCTGCCTTAAGCAACTCTTTCTGATGCTCATTCTGAATCTGATTCAGTGTTGTGCGCTTATCTCTTCTGTCCGCATCCAGTTTTTCATTTGCTTTCTGCTGTAATGCACTCAACTGACCTTTTAACTCAATAATTCCATCAGAAAGCTTATCGTAGGACTTCATACTGTTCTGCGTATCTGTCTGCTGCTTAATGTTCTCTGACAGCTTATCCAGTAAAGCTTTCTTTTTCAGTTCCAGATCCGCAAGGTCAATATCTACTCTCTGACGGCTTACCTCGTCAATTCGGCTTGGAATTTCATCTAACAAGTCCTGCAAGCCCTTGGTTCCATTTCTTCCCCTTGTGCCGTACAACTGCGTATTGCAACGCTTTTTCAGTTCATCAACAGTGCCATCCTGCAGAACAGTCCTTAATGCTTCAAACTCCGGAAACTGATTGCAAATGTCATCATTACTGTGCTGACCAAACATATCAGTAAGAATTGCTCTCTGATCCGTGCCACCTTTCAGCAGAAGTGTCATGGCATTGATGCAAAGTGAAAACTTTTCTTTTCCGCATACACTCTCTTCCAAAAACGCTTCAAAATCTGCTGCCTTTTTTGGAATATCATTCACATAGTAATCCGTGACATTTCCGGTAAACTCGCCTTTCTTATTGAAGTTCTGACGGCATACTTTTTTCAGAACCTTGTCTGTACCACCAATCTCCACGGTAACTTCTGCGGTAATATCTCCGTCGATGTCATTGCCGTCCTTATCGTGCGGTCTGATTCCGGTGATCTCTCTGCCGTTCTCGTCACGGCATCCAAAAATATACTGAATTGCTCTTTTGATCGTGGACTTACCTGTTTCATTTACACCGGAAACCTCTGTCCGGTCGTATAAATCAGTGTCCACTACGTTAGAACCATAGAATTTGCAGAAATTCTGCAAAAAGGTGTGTTTAATCCTCATTTTTCCTATCCTCCCAAAGATATAAATACAGTGAATTAACAAACATATAGATTGAGACCGGCTTGTCTGTCTCATTGATCTCCTTGTATAGCTCTGTGCTTGGGTTCATCTTATCAACAACCCACTTGATCGCCCGGTACACGCTTTCCTTGGTTGTGCTGTGTTCCTCTCCGATAATCCGGTAGATTTCAGAAAGTCTTCTGTTCCGGTTCTCAAACATCAGCGTTTCAACCTCGATGATGTACTGGAATCCCGGCAAGTACTGTTTCAGCCCCAGTTCTACCAAGATTTTTCTTATCTTCCTTTCCATTTCCTCACTCCTCCGGCTTTCAGTCTTCTGTTACGTGGATCATGTTGTCCTCTTCGCTGATATACAAGATTCCTGCATCTAAC